TTTACATTCTGTTGTTAGACAATGGCATCTACAACCACAATTTTTACAATATCTTGGTGATCCTTGCATATAATCCTCCAATAAAAAGGAGCAAGTTTCCCTGCTCCTTTATTTATTAATATCTACCTGCGAAGCCATTGACTTCTGCAGTTAAGCGTCGCTCAAGTTCTGCAAGTGTATAAACCGATTCACGATACTTTAATGGTTGCCCCATTGGTGTGCCAGGCCAACCACCTTTTTTTGCATCACTGAAGCGCATACTAAAAATTGATTTTAACAATTTCATCTGTAATACTCCCTCAATGTTTTATCGTTAAGAATCGCTAAAATACCTGCATAGTTTTCATGCGGATATTCATGCTTAAGCATGTGAGCAAGTTTCATGTTTACTTCCATTTGTCTAGAAACTTGAATTGCTCTACCGAATGCAGATAGATAACCTACCATCCATACAAACAATGTTGTAATGAATGAACTACGTGCTAGAGAATAGCCTTTTAATGCTAGTGCTGTCATTAGTTTTCCCCTTATGACTATTGATTGTTATCATTTGGGGACGCTTCTCTTCTGGAAGGACTACTTCGAGACCAATCGACAATATTCCATCCGTCATGTCAGCTCCTCGTACCTCAGTATATTCTGAGAGGCGAAAGGATTTTTTGAATTTCCGCGCAGAGATTCCCTTATGAAGATATTTTTCTTGTTCTCTGCGTTGCTCGCGTTGAGCTGTCACAGTTAGAATATGATCTTTCACTTCTAAGGTAATATCTTTTTCACTAAATCCAGCAACTGCAAGTTCCACAATATATCTGTATTCGTCTTCGCGAACTACATTATGCGGTGGATAAGTGTCTTTTGCTTGGCTGTGGATATTTTCGAGTTGATCAAAAATACGATCAAACCCAATGAATGCCTGACGCGGCAATGCGTAGTTTCCTGTCATGTTAACCTCCGTTTAGGGACAGTTGTATTGTACCCGACTATCGGCGTACATAATTATATATAAACTATTTGTTTCCAATATTATATTTTGGACATAATTCCCAAGAATTTTTTTCTCTATAAGGAATAATTTTAATTTGTCTCATTGGTGCTAGCGGTTCTACTTTAGCTCCTAATTCAATTGTAATTAAACCCCAATCACTCATCAACTGCGCAATAGTATTACGTCGTGCAATATCATTTTCTTCTAAATTAGATTTCTTACCATCTAACAAAAATAATTCTTTGAAATGCACAATAAAATACCTGCCTTGTTTATGCAGAATATGACATGACTGATATAGTTTTTGATCTTTACGGGATGCGACACCAATTCTTGTGAGTGTTTCTCTAACTTTCAGAAAATCATCTGGCTCGTTTAGAGTTACCTCAAGCATTGAGGCAGGTGTCCACTCAACTAATTTATTTTCTTCCACCTTTATAAACCTTTTTTCTCAATTCATTAATATGTTCAGATGTGAGAAGGGATAAGGCTTGGCGAGATTTTTCATTATTATAGCCATAATATTCCTTAACTACTTCCACGTCACTTACGGTTTCAGGTTTCAACCATTTAGAGAACCTTTTCCGTTTACGTATTATATTTATATAAAAGTCAAATTGTAAACGGTTATCAATATGATGATACCGATTCATCTCATTTGCAATAACAACAGTGTCATGAAAATATGATAGTCCACGGTTTACCATGTATGAATTATAACCTTTCTCGGCAATATCATCAACCATTATATCTTTTTTAGTGTCATTGATTGCTTTTAGATATTCAAATGGATTCATACTATATTGCTTTCATGCCTTTGTGCAAAAGAAATTCCTACATAAGATCCTAAACACAATATAATTAAACCAGCTTTTGACAAGAAAAACGAACCAATAGCAGTTAGTAGAAAAACCAATATTAAGGTTGTATAATCTCTTTTGACAGACACAGCGTCATACACTGTATCATCGTCACCATTAAGTATCCATCTAAGCAAAGTTCTCTACTCCTCCAATATAGTCGTAATAATTTAATTCAGCCTCAAGCATTTCTTTTGTAAAACCAAGAGTATCATTATTAGCTGGTCCTACATGTTTACCATTCCAGAAGAGCTGTGGAACTGTACGCAAATTGAGTTCTTTAAGAAAAACTTTTCTTTCTATTTGGTAACTAATGTTGATTTCATCAAAGTTGTATCCCCAACTATCTAATTTTCTTTTAAGTTCATGACAATAACCACAATCGTTTTGTGTGTAAATAGTAAGTTTAATTGAATTGTACATTAGCCATCACCTCTGTAAGACATGCAACTATGTTGAGTTCGTGATCTGCAACAAATGCATTTTTATATTGATAATCAGCAAGAATAAGAACTAGCTGTGGAATTGATTGAGCTGCAACCTTATCAACCATACGATCATAAATTGACCGAAAAATTGCTGCAGCATCTGTATCTATATTATTGACTACCCAAGATCTCATCTTTTTAAAATCTTTATTTTTCAGGTGAAGAAAAAGCTCGTCATAATTTTGATCAGATATGTTTATTAGAACACTGCCATCAATACAACCACTTGCAATTCCAGATCTTTGTAATTCGTTAAGAACACGACGCCAATCAGGAGTATATTTCATAATTAGTTCAGCAAGAACTTTACTATCAAATGATATTTCTTCTTTATAAAGAATGTTAGCTGCACGATCCATAAATTCGCCGCATAATTGAACCATATCTTTTTTAGAAGTATTGAACTCATATACGCCACAACGAGAATGTAATGGCTCAATGATTCTATTTTTAAAATTGCATGTTAGAATAAATCGACAATTGTTTGAGAACTCTTCGATAAATCCACGAAGAGCTGGTTGTGTCGATTGAGGATTAAGGTAATCCGCCTCATCGAGGATGACTACTTTGTAGCCACCCTGCAATGAAACAGTGCTCGCAAATTGTTTGATCTTCGTACGAAGAGTATCAATATTACCTTCTTCTGAACCATTAATGAGGATATGATCGAGATCAAGTTCATTACATAGTGCACGAGCAACGGTTGTTTTACCAAGACCTGCAGAACCAGTAAAAAGCATATTAGGCAATTCACCAGATTCTACAATCTTGAGAAAGGTATTCTTCAAATTAGTAGGAAGAATACAATCTTCTATTTTAGAGGGACGATATTTCTCGACCCAAAGGAAGTCATTAGACATTTACAAAAGCTCCATAACAAAAAATAATTATACCACATATTAAGCCAAATGTAAATGTTTATGCTGCTTCCTCTTCTTCATCGTCTTCAAATTCGGCATCAGCTTGCATTGTTTCTACAGCTTGTACCATTTGAACAGCTTGGTCGCGAAGAGTACCAATAGTAGACAACTCTTCACCTTTAAAGCCTCCACGTTGCGTAATAGCATCGACAACTGCGATTGTGCTACGAGCAACTTTATTACCTAGATCCATAAGTTGATCTACTTGTTCTTTATCTGCCATGTTATAATTAACCTCCGAAGGTAGATGTTTTTTCGAGTGCGATCCAATATTGAACGTTCAACTCTTTGTGTATGAACCGCGAAATAAACTTTGAGCTTAGTTCAACACTATAATCACCAGGAATTATCTTGATATTATTGATGTTGATAACAAAACTAAAGTTAGGTGTAGAAAACTCACCATCAATATCAATTGAAAATGCATTCGATGTTGAGTTTTGGGATTCAACCACAGATAGACATAATGAGCCATCTTTTACTGAGACAGATACTTCGCTATGACCTAAAGTAGAAGCAGCTTTCTTCACTTTATTCAAAGTATCAGAATCAAGAGTAAACTTGACTTCTGCCTCAGGCATATTAATATCTTTCTGTGGAGTTGTTAGAGTTTCTTCGGGAGAGAAGAAGTATCTAACTTTTGAACGACCAGTCGAATCACCAACAGTGACTGACTCATCTTCAAATTGTAGTCGAGGACCATCAACCAAACCAAGTACACCAATAAATTCATTCAAATCATAGATGCCAAATGGTTGTGGGAATTGTTCTTCTACAATTGCGGTAGCTAGAACATTTTTTGCCTCTGAAATTGTTTTGATTGTGTTGCCTTCTTTGATAAGAAGGTTTTGATTAATACCAGAGAAATTTCTCAAGATATTTAGTGTGTTATTAGATAGTTCCATCATATACCTCATTATTAATATAGTAGTTATTATACCACATGTACATAGCATTGTACATAGTTAAGCAACCATTTTACTAAAATTCTTTTCTTTCTTAAACTCAATTTTAGTGTTAAATTTTCCATCAAGTACTTCGCCTTTATGTGATATAACAAATACATTAGTATCATTGTCAAGTGTATGCAAAATCTTTAATAGATTTTCAATTCCTTCATGGTCTAAACTAGAATCAAATGTTTCGTCAAGAACTAGAAGATTTGTTGCAACAGAGTTTTTCATTTTAGCAATCTGTCGCCATGTAAATAAAAGAGCCAAGTCAATTCTTTGTTTTTCTCCTTCTGAAAACGATGCATATGTAAATTCATCGCGATGACGAGAACGAATTGTTTCTTGAAATGATTCGTCAAGATTAAAATGCACAAAGAAGTCTAGAACTTGTAAATACTTATTGATTAGTTGATTCATAACAGGCAAATACTGTTTAATAATTTTTGTTTTGATGCCTGTATCTTTTAACATTTCATTAATTACTGTATTATAATTAAATTGTTCAGATAGTTTTAGTTTTTCTTCTAGTAATTCAGATTTTGCTTCTTGATGTTCAACTAACTCAAGTTTTGCTTTATCTAAATCTACTGAGACTTCTTTATCTAAAAACTTTTGGAATTCTACGACGTCACGTTGGAGTTTCGAAATCTCTTGCGAGTTGGTAGTGAGTTGATGTACCCTATCTCGAAGCGTTGAAAGTACGCTAGTCTGTTCTTTAATCTCCGATTCCACGCCTTGGCCTTCAACTCCGATTTGCTTGAGCGCTGCCTTCCCCCGATCCTGAGATTCTTTAGTTGACTGTAAAATCTCATGTTTATGGCCGTCTGAAATGGCTTGGTCGCACACGGGACACG